CTCAACCAGGACTTATAGCAACAGTTTATCATGCAGCAAATGGTGCCTCTCCTGCACTCCCCGCTGCAAATGCTACTCCAGTAGAGGTTCTGACAGTACCTCAGATTACTTATAATTGGGGAAGTGGTCAAATACTTAATTCTGGATTATCAGATCATGTAATTGTAAAATTTGAAGGCAAGATTACATTGCCGTCAGATGCAACAGTTGTTAAATATGCTGTTTACTCAGACGATGGATCAAAACTTTATATTGATGGTAATTTAGTTATTAATAACTGGAGAGATCAAGGGTTAGCTTGGAGTCCTTATAGTCAATCATTTGATATTACCGCTGGCACAACGCAAGATATTATTCTTTGGTATTATGAAAATGGCGGAGGTGCTGGAGTAACTTTAGGTTATATGATTAATAATCAATATTTTACATCCCCTACATCAACTAATTTTAGTCATGTAATATCTACTACTTCTGCTCCAAATCCAACATTGACCGCTTCAGTATCTACAGCACAAATTAATTTAACTTCTGCTCAAAATGCATATGATGCACAAGCACAGGTAGCAGCACAAGCAGTACAAGCACTTCACGATGCAGTTAATGATGTAAATGCCCAACAATCTGTTATAGATGCAGCACAACAAGCATATAATTTAGCACAAAGAGATCTAACAACAGCACAGGAAAATTTGTCTATACAAAAACAAAATTTAACAGATGCTCAAAATACAGCAAATGCTACATTGCAAACTGCTAACTCTCTTGCAGATACTGCAACTGTTGCTGTTCAAGATGCAAATACTGCTACTGGAAATGCAGTTACTGTTACACAAGATTATTATGCAGAACAAGCAAGACTTGCTGCAGAGGCAGAGGCTGCAAGACAAGCAGCAATTAAAGCAGAAACAGATCGTCAAGCTGCAATAGCACAAGCAGCAGCAGATAAAGCTGCAGCAGATGCAGCAGCAACTGCACAGCAAGCAGCAAATGAAAAAGCAGCAGCGGAAGCCAAGGCTGCAGAAGATGCACGTATTGCTGCTGAACAAGCAGCCAAAGAAGCACAAGCAGCAGCAGACAAAGCAGCAGAAGACGCAAAAATTCAAGCAGCAAAAGATGCTCAAGCAGCAGCAGACGCTGCTAAAGCAGAGGCGGACGCAAAAGCAAAAGCCGAACAAGATGCTGCACTAGCAGAACAAAAAGCTAAAGATGAGGCAGCAAAAGCTGCACAAGAATCTGCAAATGCTAAAGCAGAAGCAGATAAGCAAAAAGCAGAAGCGGATAGAATTGCTGCTGAACAAGCAGCTAAAGAGCAACAAGCAAAAGATGCAAAAGCCGCACAGGATGCTGCTATACAAGCACAAAAAGATGCACAGGCAAAAGCTGATGCTGCTAAAGCAGAAGCAGATAAAGCTGCACAGCAAGCAGCAGACAAAGTAGCAGCAGACAAAGCGTTAGTAGCATCAACTGGCGTTGTTCCAAACAATCCTGCACAACTACCAACTGACATTCCAAAACCTGCACCTGCTGAAGTATTAGTCCCACATATTCAACAAGATGTAAAGGGAGTAGAAAATGGTGGTATTCAATTTTTTGGTACACAAAGTGCACCTCAAGTTGTTGGAGAAGATGGTCATCTTACACCACCTGCCCCACCTCCAGGATCTGGGTTACCAATACCTGCAGATGCAATCACTACTGCTGATACATTTATCGGACAGCCAGGCGGTGCTAGTTTTAATGCTCCAGATGTTGCTGTCCCTGTTGTTTTAACACCAGTAACTGGTGCACTTGCTTCGGTACCTGGAGTACAAGCAATTAATCAAGCATTTGTTGCAATGGCAAACATTGGAAATGATATGTCACCTGTAACAAGAAAGAAAGCTAAAAAAATCTTAGTAACTACAGTTGTCGTAGGACAAATAGTAGCACTTAGAAGGAGGTTCGGCAAATGAAATTAATTAAAGGTTTGTTGTCAGACCTAGCCAATCAGATTTGGACTTTTGTTGGTCTATTCTCTGCATGGTTAGTTTTGACGGGATCTGCAAAGACAGTTGTTGGAGATGCAATTCTTATCTCTATTTTCTTATGGATTGCAACATATAGATTAAGAAATCCAAAGGGAAAGGAGTAGAACATGTCACAATTAGAACCAACATATGCCTTAAAGCCTATTAATAGTACTTTATCAGATAATGCTGTTTCTGCAGTAGTTGAAAATGCTGCAAAGGAAATTGTAGAAAATATACCAGGACCTACGCAAGTAGGATCTGGAGCTATTGCCAGTATAAACAATATAGCCATGAGAATAGTTGCTGTATTTGCAGCATCTGGACTTAGCGTTATAGGTGCTGGTGCGGTAGTAGGTATAAGCACTGCAAAAGCAGTCATATTGGCTGGGACATTGGGAGTAGCTACAGTAGTTGAAAAATTAGCTCGTGGTTTCCTAGATGACGGCAAGCTAACTATTGCTGAAATTAATGATGCTTTTTCAGCAATTGATAAAAGAGCGGTAAACTAAGTTTTTTATAAAGCGGGGGAATTAAAAATATTCCCCCAAATTATGCCTTATTTATAAAACTTGGTATTATTTATTTACATATGGATATTCAAAAGACATACTGGAATAACAATGAGTCTTCAATGACTCTATCATTTCCTATTGCTAAAGTCAATAAGGAAAAAAGAACCGTTTCAGGATTTGCATCGCTAGACAACATTGACCATCATGGGGATGTTGTAACAGCTGAAGCCAGCAAAAAAGCATTTGAAAGTTTCAGAGGAAATATTCGTGAAATGCATGGTCCATCAGCAGTTGGCAAGATGCTTAATTTTAAAGAAGATTCTTATTTTGATCCAAAAACAAATAAAAAATATAATGGTATTTTTGTTGAGGCTTATGTCTCCAAAGGTGCACAGGATGCCTGGGAAAAGTGCTTAGATGGCACCTACACAGGTTTTTCTATTGGTGGCAATATAATTGATGCAAAGATGGAAAAATCAGATGATGGACAAGATTCACATAGAGTAATTCATAAATATGAATTACATGAGTTATCCTTAGTTGATTCTCCAGCAAACCCACTTGCAAATATTTTTTCTATTCAAAAAATGGCAGAAGGAATTATTACAGAAAATGTATTCTGGTGTGATTCAGATGAAGTATCATCTACATCTGCAGCAAAATCAAGAGACTGTGTTGTTTGTGGAGATGAAATGAAAAACATTGGTTGGGTTGAACAATCTGATGTTGAAAAGTTTGAAGCAATTGAAAAAGTAATTGATACTTATTTTAAAAAAGATGATGCACCAGGTCCAGATCATGCTGCAACAACTCATGATTCAGATAATGTTGTAAATTCAACAACAGCTATTAATCTTTATCCAGATCAAAATAAAACAAAAAAGGTTTCGCCTATAGATGTTACTAGTGCGATTAAGAAAAATGAAGGAGGTAACGAAATGACAGAAGAAACAATTACAGATGTAGCAGAAGCTACTGAAGTTGCTCCAGCAGAAGAAGTTGCGGTTGTTGAAGAGGTAGCAGTCCCTGCTGACGATTCAGTTGAAAAAGCCGTATCTATCTCAGAAGTTGAGAATCCACTTGATTTTGAGAAGATGGTTGATGACCTAAAAACCTTCATGGGAGAATCGCTTAAAAAGAATTATACAGAAAATAATCAGTCAGTTCAAGAAATCACAAAGATGTTTGAGGAAAAAACTGATGATATCACAAAAGCAATTGCTGATTTAAATGAAAAGTATGATGAAATAAATAAGACAGTTACAGAAAAATATGAAACTCTTAATAAGACCATTACAGATATGTATGGCAAAATTGAGTACGTTGACAATAAGCTCAACGGTTTTGAGTCTGCAACTGCAGTTAAGAAGTCCAGTGACCTAGAAGGTACAACTGGTGTAAAAATACAAAAAAGTATATGGCAAGGACACTTCCTCGGTGTTAATAGCTTAACTAAATAAACTAAATAAAATAAGGTGGTGAAATAAAAAAATGAGTAATGAACTTCTACAAAAAGTAATAGATACAACAAATCTTGGCTCAGATGCAGTTAATGCTTCTGGCGATTCAGCAGCTCTTTCTGGTAATGGTTTACTATATCCAGATCAGGCTAATCGTTTCTTAGATTACATGTGGGATGCAACGATTCTTGCTAAGGCAGCTCGTACAATCCGCATGCGTTCAAACACAACAGAAATTGATCGTGTTGCAGTAGGTCAGAGAATTATGACAGTTGCACAGGAAGATAATCCACGTGATTATACTAATACAACTTCAGGTCAGGCGGGCGAATTCACAAACGCAGCTGCTACATTTGCAAAAATTTCTCTTACAACTCGCAAGCTTCGTCTTGACTGGGAACTTTCATCTGAGTCTCTTGAAGACAACGTTGAGGGTCCAGATCTAGAAGATCACATTGCACGTTTGATGGCTACCCAGGCTGGTAACGATATCGAGGATCTCTTGATCAACGGTACAGGAACTGGTTCAGGTTTGCTTTCAGCGTTTAAGGGCTTCCGTCAGTTAGCACTTGATAACGCACACGTCGTTGACGCACAGGGCGTAGGACTTGATAAGGCTGTATTCAACCTTGCAATCAAGACACTCCCACGTAAGTACAAGCAGCGTCGTAATCAGCTTCGTTTCTTCACAGGATCAAACCTTGTACAGGATTACCTATACAACTTGACCGCTGAGACAAGCTCTGGCTTCACTCCATTCGATATTGCTTCTGGAATCCTTCGTGGAGATACAGCAGCTAACGATGGTGGCCCAGGTACCGTTACACCGTTTGCTTTCGGTATTCCAGTAATCAACGTTCCATTGATGGATGAGACTCTTGCAGGAACATATGCTTCCCCAGCAGGTCTTCATGGAGATGTCCACTTGACATTCCCACAGAACTTCATCGTTGGTATTAAGCGTGATGTAACTGTTTACCGTTTGTTCCAGCCAAAGAAGGATACAATTGAGTACACTCTCTTTATCCGTGTTGGTGCACAGATGGAAAACTACGATGCACACGTTATCGTTAAGAACGTTAAAGTTGCAGGTTCAGTAGCTGGCTCAGCTGACTTTGGTTCCGTATCACACGGATCACATGTCAAGGGCGGTTCAGGAACATACACATTCTAATTTAAATAATTAGATGCAAAGCTAGGGGAATACGTGAGTATTCCCCTTAGCTATTTTCTGATATAATAGAAACACATTAACGAGAGGAAGATAATGTCTTTTACAGATCTAAAAATTGCCGAACTTAAAAAAGTTGCAGAATCGTTTGGTGTAGATATTACAAGCGTAAAATCTAAAAATGAAATTGCAGCCCTTCTTGAAGAAGAAGGTATTACATATCAGATGTATAACAAGTTTGTTGGGGCAGAAAAAGAAGAAATAGAAGTATCTCCAATTGAAAAACAAAGAAAAGAGAAAAAAATCTTGAAGGCAGAACAAGCAGTACTTGTAAAGATGGATAGAACAAATCACTCATACCAGACAATGGGATACACATTTACCGATACACATCCTTTTGTAGCCATGACAGAATCAGATGCACAGAGCATTTTTGACACAGAGACAGGATTTAGACTAGCTACACCACGTGAAGCACAAGAATACTACGCATAACAAGGAGTAAAGATGCAAGACATAGTTAAAGGAAGTCAAGAAAAAATACACCTAAATGTGTATAATGACAATGTTCTTGCACAGGCTGATAGCCTACCGATAGTAAGCGTATATGATGCAGATGATGATGCAATCCCGCTTGTTGGTTTTTCAAACAAAGTAACAGATGAAGAGCCAACAGGCATATATTCTTACATGCTTACGCCATCATTAACTAATATTGTGCGTGTCCTTAAGATTGTATGGACATATCAAATAGATGGCGTTGACTTTACAACTGAAGATTTTTATAGGGTAAGCACTGTATATGCTACAGTAAGTGATATTATAGACTTTTTAGGATTTGGAGCATCTCCAAATGCATTAAATTATCAAAGTCCAGAAAAAATTATAGCTGCTGAAAAAGTAGCAAGAACAATAGTTGAAGGTTATACTAACCAAACTTTTTATACATTTTATGGCTCACAAGAAGTATTTGGAAAAGGCGGGGACGCTGTAAGTGTAATCTCCAAAATGCTTACCCTAGATAAAGTCTGGGAAAACGATATGCTACTTATTGACAATACCGTAGATCCTGTATACAATACATTTGGCTTTGGCCTTGAAATATCACCTACAGGATTTGCTATCCGTATAGTTAATGCTGGCTGGGATGTAAGATATGATAATCAGGTAGATCCAGCCGTATTATATTATGGACGCTTTAGAGATAATGGTCGCTATAAGTTTCAAGGTCAGATGGGATATAAGTATGTTCCAGAAGATATTAAGATTGCAACAATGTTGCTTGTAAATGATATCTTGGCAAATGACTTTAACTGGAGAAATAAGTATCTTAATAAAGTTAACTTATCTGAAATTTCATTTGAAATGTCAGGTGGAGCATTTAACGGAACGGGAAATGTTACTGTAGATAATATACTTGATCAGTATAGAAATACTAACATTGTGATTATATAATGTTTAATTCTTCTGTCGTAGCCTCAATTATGAATATGACTGCTGATATATTAATTCAGCAAAACAATCAAAATCCAAACACAGGTGCTATAGGCAGAGAATGGGTTTATGATAAAACAATTCAATGCAAAATAGAGCCAATTAAATCTGGTGGTGCTTCAACTCGTGGAGATAATAAACAATTTGACAAAGGTACTGCAGGCGGGTATGCAGAAAAACTTCAATTAAGAGTAAAAGGCCTAGAGCTATTAAGTAAGCGTTGGAGAATAACAAATGTTCGTTCAAGCGACGGACATCCAATATTTGTTGAAACAGATAGATATGGCGAACCAGATACAATATTTGAAGTGTATTCGTCACACGCTGTTTTAGACCCATTTGGTAAAATTTCTTATTATGAAGCAGTTCTTCAAAGGGTTCCAGTACAGAACAATGATCCAATTAACAATTAATCCAAAAGAAATTGATAAATTATTTAGCGAGATAGATTTAAAAATATCTGGGCTTAAAACATTAATATCTCCAAGTTCTGCAAGTGAAATTACTAAAGCAGCATTTACATTAACAGGCGAAAGATTTGTTTTAGCAGTTGATAGGTTTTCTATTTCTAATCCAAAAAGAATGCATCACGTTTATGAATGGAAAAGAACTGGTAGGTCTAATGCAAGGTTGTTTGTTTTAGAAAGAGAATCAATATTAAATGGCTCGCTAGGAATTAATGTTAGTTTTATGCCATCAAGGACCCCAGTTCCTATTCCAACAGAATTATTATCCCCAGGCCCTACTGGAAAATCAGTTACATCAAAAACAATATTTAGAGATAAAGCAAAAGTTATGGAAGAAGGAAAACCAATTCAATTTGCTGCAAAAAAAATTATAACATTTTTAGGAACAAATGGTCAAGTTTTTTTACAACCTGGTACTATGGTAACAATATTAAATCCTGGAGGGATTCAGGTAAGAAATTCTTTTCAACAATTTATGCTTGAATGGTATCAAGCAAACTCTGAATCAATTATGAAGTCTTCAGGGTTGTATGAGAGAATAGCTTATGATGTTGCAAATGTATTAAATACTACAGGGGCAGGCATGAAAGAAGTTAACCTTGCAGTAAAAAATGCAGCAAGCTTATATTCTCAAGAAAGGGTGGTTATTAAATAATGGTAGATTACACATATGTCGCATCTTACGATGTTAGAAAAGTTTTATGGGAAGAGCTGCAAAATTCTGGCCTTTTTAACATAAACGATTATTACGCTGATGGGTTTGCTGATCCTTTAATTCCAATTATTCCTACTCAACAAGTGCCAGAGTTTAACAACCTTTTGCCAGGAGCTAAGTACATAACTTATGACGTTTTGTTAAAGCATCATCCAGTACAATGGTGGATGTCGGAAGAAACCATGACTTTTGAAGTAGTTTCCAGTGATTCTGGAGAAATACAAACTGTTATTAATTTTATGACCGATCTGTTTAGAAGGTATGATCAGACAGCCAGAGATGTTAATCTTCAGCTTATCCCAGAAAGCCCTTATACATTTCACTTTTTTAGAATAGAATCTTCTGACCCAGTGCAGGCTTTTCAAAATGAGGGCGGTTTCATGAATGCCCCATTTGTAATAGATTATTCATATAGTCGTGACCTAGACCCAATTACAGGCAGATATCTATAAAATTTGTCTTATACCAATTTAATGCTATGCTTTTCCTTGAGGAAGTAAATTGTCATCTTTTTTTATTCAAATAAAATAAGGTGGTGAAAAATAAAATATGGCTACAAATACAAAAAATGTTATTGTTGGTGCAGCAGATCTCTTCATTAGCGTTGGAAACAACTCTAACTCAACAGGTCGCCCAGCCACAGATGCAACTACGCTAGGTACACTTTTCGGTGCTTCACAGTCTGCTAGAGAAAACCTTTTGGCATCAAGTGCTTATAATGAAGTTGGATTCACATCAACAGGTCTTGAGATTTCATACGAACCAAATTATGGTGAAGTAATGGTTGATCAGCTCTTGGATGCAGCTCGTCTATTCAAGCAAACACTTAAAGTTATGCTTAAGACAGAACTCGTAGAGGCAACTCTTGAGAATCTTACCCTTTCATGGGGTCAGATGGATTCATACTTTGTTGCAGCAACAGGAAGTGCATCTCCTGCACTCTCTTCTGGAACTCCAGTTTCTTCTGAAACAGGTGCAACTCTTAATATGGCAGCAGGTGCTCTTGGAGATGCTCCAGTAGAGCGTACACTTATTGCGGTTGGAAATGCTCCAGCAACAATTAAGGGAACAGCAACTACAAAGCGTAATAAAGAGCGTGTCTACGTAGCACGTCGTGTCGTATCAATTGATACAACAGCACACGGCTTAAAGCGTGATAATGCTACTGTTTTCCCAGTCAATTTCCGTTGTCTACCAGATGATTCAAATGCTGCTTATGCAGGTGCTGAATATGGTGTGGTAATTGATCGTGTGTGGGGATCTAACTAAAACTTAATATACAACTTAATATAGAATTTCAAGCCCCGTCAGAAATGGCGGGGTCTTGAATTTGTTTTCACTGATTTTATTGGTATAATTTAGATAACATAAAAGGAGCTATAAATTGGCAACAACAGTATATAACATTGAAGAAATTTCACTACGTGATGGAACAACAGTCACATTAAAACCTCTGCCTATTAAGCAGTTAAGAAAATTTATGGAAATTATTAACAAAGGTCAAGTTGCAGAAAATGAAAATCCAGATGCAGCACTTGACATATTTATTGAAGCATGCATGCTTTGCCTACTTACAACTGAAAGACCTGAACTTGGTACCGATAAAGATAAGTTTGAGGAAATAATTGAGACTCCTACAATGATGAGAATTCTTGAAATTATTGGCGGATTGAATCTTACAGACCCAAACCTACTGGGAGCGGCACTAGTTGGGACGAACTAGATCTACGCTCCTTGGAGTCCGAAGTATTCTTGTTAGGTCAATGGAAAAACTTTGACGAACTAGAATCTAGCTTATCACTTGAAGAACTAACAGCATTGTTAGAAATTTCAAGAAAGAAAAGCTATGAAGATAAAAAGTTTTTGGCTGCAGTAAATGGTGTAGAGCTAGAAGATGAAGTTGAAGAAGAAGATTCTGACATCTTAGAACTACAAGGTTATGCAGCATCACGTGAAGGCTTTGGTATAGATCAAGGACTCGGTGCAATAACTATGGGGGAGGATGAGTAATGGCAAAAGTTGAATTAAACATTGTCGCACTTGGCGATTTCTCATCAGTACAAGCTCAGTTAAAATCTTTGCAAGAACAAGTTGCAATGCTGCAAAAAGGTTTGGCTGGCGTTGGCGTAAGTTCAAATCTATCTAAA